GTACCTGTTCAATACCAGGAGTGGTTGCTGCTATTGGTGAAGGAGGCGCTTCTACTGGTGTGGGTTGTGGCGCTACTTCGGTTGTTCTGGCAAGAGAAGCAGCCAAAGCAGCTTCATTAGCCTGCCTAACTGCAGCAGCCTGTTGATTTGTAATCTCTTGCTGAAGCGCAATCTGTTGTTGTATTGCTTGTGCTTCTTGTTGAACTGCAAGAACCTGAGCTTTAAGTTCTTCTGTAGAAGAAAGAGGAGGAAGAAAAGATTGTGGCTGTGTTTGAGCAGCTTGCTGTTCTGCTGCTTGACGAGCAGCGAGTTCCTGAGCAGCCGCAGCTTGTGCTGCTGCTTGCGCTTGTGCTGCCAGATCTTCTTGAGAAACAGTAGGAAGACCTGCACGAGTTGCTGCTGCTTGTTGTGCAATAACAGTATTAGCAGCCGTCGTTGCTCTTGCTTGTGCTGCTCTTTGTGCTGCTTGTTGCCTTACTAAAGCAAGCTGAGCCTGCTGTTGAGCAAACACTGCTTGTTGTTGAGCAGCTAGCTGAGCAGCCGAGGTCGTAGTAGGGGCTGTCATCATTCCAACAGTACTAACCATCTTTTGATTGACCTAACACTGATTTAGTAATCTTTTCAGCACTTCTGCCTACTACATAACCGCCCAGGCCTAACTGAAGCAAAGTCCATGCTTCATCTCTTAGCGGTGTGCTGAGTAGCCCAAGGCTATCCCCAACACACAGCGCTAAGAATGTCAGCATTGTGATAGGCCTCCATACTGCGGTTAGCCAGTGTTCAGACTTAGCCTCAGCCTCGATAATCTTTGCCCTTGCTTCAAAGGACTCTTTCTCGTACTTAAGAACCTGATCGATGACTGTAGCCTGAGTAAGCAAAAGACGCTCTTTGTGTTGTAGCTTTTCTTCTTTGCTTGTGTGTACTTGGTCAATCAGTTCAGCAGCAGGTTGAAAGATGCCTTGAATCAAGGTTAGCAGGTTCATTTATTTGCTAGACAAAGGTTGGTTAGTCACAGCCCTAAGAAGAACAATTGAAACTGCAATCAAACAACCCACCAAAGCTTGCCAATGGGGGTCTACAGGGAGCATAAAGACAAACCCTTGAAGAACACTAAGCACAGCCACCGCAAGTGCAAATAGCACTGTTTTAGACTTAAGCAAAGATTTTATAGATGGCATTTTAATTTTATTCTGCTTTTTGTTCTTCTTCTTTAACCTGAGGGGCTGCTTGTTCCTGGATGGCACTGATAATCTGAAACACTTCACCATAAGGACGAGTACCCAGATACTGAAGAATTCCGTTTACAAGCGAAAGAGAGAGTTCAATATTCATAAAATTACCTAATTTAAAAACCACGTCCATTAAAACGATTATTTGAATCTTTTTTTACTTCAGACAATACTGTATTAATATCAGAGTCTGTAGCCGTTAGTTCAAAATCATCTTGTGCAATATTTTGGCGAGTAATTTTACCTTGTCGTTGCAATCTTGCAAAAACATCAATTGATTCTTGATAATCACATCCGCCTACGCTACGACTACGAATGGTTTGTATCATTTCCATGTAAGTCATTTTTTAATTACCTGTATTAGTGCAGATCAACCCAAGCAGTGCCATTATACACCTTAAGTTTATTAGAAGTAGAGTTGTAGTAGACATCGCCAGATTCTGCTCCCGCAGGGTCCGCGGACAACGGGACGAAACGAACCTGACCGGTCGATTTCACCCGTGCGCGCTCTGTGCCACCAGTAGATACGCCTATCACGTCCGCCGCCGGGAAGAACACGCCTGTGTTCGTGTCGGCAATGGTAGTCAACGTGGGAGCGGCATCCGTCCCTGCGCCTACCTGTACAGATCCCGCGAAGTAACTTGGAGAGGATGCATCTGCGCTATAAATAGCCCAACGGTTTGCCAGTGTTCCGGTTACAGTAGGAGCCGTCAGGTAGACGCCGTAGTAGTTCGTTACCGTGCCTGTTGCCTGAACAATTGGCCCCGGCATATGTAGACCATATGCATTAGTAACAACCCCCGTAGGGCCAGACGTTGTTCCAACGTAAAAAGAATCGCCCCAGTATCGAGCAACGTTATTGACCTCAGTATTTCCGGATACAGTACTTGCTGTTACAAATATGCTGCTAAGAAATGAACAGGCAACATTAGCGGATACGCCCGCACCACCGGTCCTGCCTGCGTAGACATTTGCCGCCCCGCCCACACCAACTATATTCCTTGTGTATACTTGGGGCCATGTTGGTGTTCCCGTAAGATCAGCCGCATCATGTCCTGCCGTACCAGTAGCCCCATAAACATCGTTACTTGTTTGAGTTGATACATCAAGCGCGCTTGTTCTTACCGCAAACGCCCTAAGGCCAACTGCCCCAATCCTAGCGTTTGCGGAGGTTCCTTCTACCAGCGGGGAGCTACTAATGCCCACAACAAAGGCTGAACCGGTACCCCCACTTCCGGTGTTTCTTACCCTAGGAGCAACAAGAACAGAGGTTATTGGCGTGAATGAGCCCCCTGTTGCAGTAAATAGGGGCGCTTGATGTAATATACCGATATTATTTGCACTAGCGGTAATATCCCCAGAACTGCCGGTGCCGCTAATATAGGGGTAATTTCCGATTCCAGCCGCTGCAATCGCTCCAGCGGAGGTGGTGCTGGTGAATCCAGTAGTAGTTCCAACCAAGAGGTTTCCACTAGAATCCAACCTGACTCTTTCAACACCATTAGTGCTCAAGGCAAGCGTGTTAGCAGCAGGTAGATACAAACCGTTACCAGAGGCGGTGCCTCCAGTAGGGATAAATTTAGTTGCTGAAGCTGTTCCAGCAAGTACAAGGTTGTTACTACCATCAACTTCCAGCTTGGTAGCAACTGCAGTGGCAATGTTATTAAATTCAGTGTCGAACTCAGTACCACGAATAATCTTTTGAGAGTCGCCTGGAGGAAGGGTATCTTTGGCACCAAAGTTAGTGGTCTTAGTATAATTACTCATTTTAGCCTGCTGCTTTTACGTAGTATGTGACAAAACTTACAATGGTTGCTAAAGAGAACCAAAGTGCTCTTTCAAACATAGAGACTTGCTTAGAATTTACAGCAACCCTAGAAATCAACCCACCAAGGGCTTCTTCTTGCTTCTCAAGTTTATCTTCAATCTTTTCAATTCGTTCATTAGAAGCAAGAACTTTTTCTTCTACACGAGCAATGGTCAAGATTGCTTCAGTGAGCTTATCTAGTTTATTTTCAATCCTTGAGAGTCGATCTTCAGTCACTGTCAGGATACCCTATATAAGAAAAAGGCAAGGCTACGCTTTCTCTTTTGGAAGAAAGTTTCACCTTGCCCCTTTCAATAGCTATTACAGGTCGTTTACAGCCAAAACGAAGCCTGCTTCAGGCCGGAAAGCCTGAACACCATAGAGCGTGTCTGCAGTAAACAGCGTAGCAAGGTACTCTTGCTTGTACTGAGTCTGCGAACGAACAGCCATCTGTTCTGCCAGGACAAGGGCTTCCTTATGGAACAGAAGGGCACCACGGATTGCAACGCTATTACCAACAGCCGTGTTAGCTGCTGCCGTTTCAATCGTGGGGCAGTTCGAGGACACATAAACATCAATACCATAAACCGAACCAATCAGGCCCGATTGTACGGTACGTGCGTCACGGAAGTCCGAGGACACGTAACGGTCAATGCCCATGATTGCCGAACGCAGTGCAGGCGGAACAACAAATGCACGGCCATCCATCGGCACATCATTGTCATCCATCTTCTTGATCAGCGCACGGAAGCCTGCGTCAGTAAACACATCAGTGTCGATCACGGTGTCTACTGCATAGGCAGTCAAGCCCGTGGAAGCATCAATGTAGTACACTGCGTTGTTGCTTGCCCAGCTAGAACCATCCGTTGCAGGGCTCAGGGTCAGCGTGCCGTTACCAAAGCCAGTCGAAGCACTGAACAGATCAGTGTCAACTTTCAGTGCCAGTTGGTAACCAGCGTCTTCCGTATAGAAGCGACGCAGGCTCGACAGCGCCTGAACTTCTACAATGTCTTCAACCAGACGCGAATACTCAAAGTGGCGATTGATGCTGATGGTCAGTTCCGACTCAAGGTTTGCTTGAATCGTTACTGCCGTTGCTTCAGCCTTGGCAAAAGCAGAACCACGAACCGGCTTCGGTACATGGATCAGATCGCCCTTCTTGCCCTTCATGGTCATTTTTTTGACCAGAGGGGACAGCTTCAGATTCTTTTGATAAGAAGCGATGATCTCATCACTCCAAATCTCTGGAATAAATTTATCTGCTGCTGTTTTGTCTACTACAGCATTAGCTGTAAAATACGCACCACTAGTTTCACCAGCCATTTTCTTAAATTACCTCTATAAAGTTAAATAACCCTCCCTTCAGCATAGGCTTGCATAATTTCAGGTTGCAAAGCTTCATAGCGTCCAGGGTCGGTTTTCATTAGATTAATGATGTCAGCCCTACGAAACTTTTTCTTGGCCCTTTGTTCTGCACTACCCCTAACAGTTCCAGTGCTGGCTGATTTCAAAGCATCACGGCGTGCTGCCTTTTCAACCGTTGCTGTGTTTTGGACAGTCTGCTGGCGATCTTTCCACAGGCTAAACAACTCATCAGCAGCGTCTGCATCGTACCGTTGGTCGGCCATTACAAACAATTGCGTTCTGATCTTGCTTGACTGAATCCAAGTAGCAAAATTAGGATCTTTAAGAATATCTTCCATTTCAGGATGCTTATTCTTAACAACAGACAAAGCAGCAGCCTTTCGGGCTTCTTCAGTGTACTGTTTGGCCTGCTTGATGCTTGGGTGGTTCTCGATCTCTTGCTTTACAGCAGTCTTAGGGTCAACGAAGAAATCAACTTCTTCAAGTTGTCCTTCAGGCTCATTTTTATTGTTTGCTTGGAGTTGTGTTTGAATATACTGGTCAACAATTTTTCTAAGCTCACCAACTTCAGACCCATGCTTTCCGATCAGCTTTTCAGCTTCCTGGTGCATGCGAACAAGATCTTTAACACTCTTGCCCCGATAGCGATCAGGGAGTTCTTCTTCTTCTTGTGTTGGTTGTTGCTCTTGAAAATCTTGAATGTCAGGGGTATCCTGTGTAGGATCCTGAATCTCGTCTGCGTTCAAACTCTCCTCAAGTTCGTCAAGTAGGATTGCTCTACCCATTAGTCTT